GAACCATTTCTGATTTAGTTCCATTTTCATTTTTAGTATATTTGACAGATTTTATTAAATATCTACCAATAACATTTTTTATATCATCAACCACATCAACCAGACTATTTACTCTCCATAGTGGATTTTTTTTAATATCTTCATCTAAATTTTGTCTAAAACCCCAAACCGCACAATTGTAAACAAACGATTGAGCTTTTCTAATGTTATTTTCCCACTCGGCTATTCTTTGGACTTCTTTTGGTGATGAAACTTGTCTAAAAGTTGTATATATTCTATTCTTTCTAATTTCATCATCATAAGAAATTCCAGTAGCATTTATAGTATTACTGCGTATCCCACGACGACCTTTTTCTGTAATTATTGGCTCTACTGGGTCAATTGTAGTATCAGATTTAGAATTACCATTAGCGGTAGGAATAGATTTAACAACATATTTGTAAAATCTTTTTGAGTAATCTATATCAACATTAGAAGAAAGAATATTCGAGTTTCTATCATTCCTGATTCGTTGTAATAATGTATTACATACTTCACCGCCAATATCGTTAATTATTAAGTTTCCACTTCCATCGGAGTTTAGAATCAATTGTCTTTTATCAGCGCATCTTTTAATAACTTCAAACGCACTATCGTTATCTCTATGGACAACATCATCGCTAGATTGCAATATAGATATATCGCCATATTTATTAATAACAGATACGCCTTTTTGATTTCTAATGTTATTAGGGTTGTCAATTACATCGTAATTTAATGTTTTTAAAACATCTTTGCATAATTCGATAAAAGATATTGGAGTTTTATATATTTTTGCCCCTATTTTGCTATCAACTAAATCACAAAGATTATCTCTTCCGCTTATCTGAATAATTGATTTATCTCCTTGGTCGATTTTATTTACAATTTCTATAAATCCTGTTAAGAACTCTTCTCCATCAATATCTATAACAACCTCATCGCCTTCTTTTATAATTGAGTTATCGCTAGGAATATTAATTGTAAAAGAAAATATTTTAACTAGATTTTCAATATTCTGAGAAAGTTCGTAAGATAAAAATTCTGTATATTTATAATCTTCTATTTTTATTGATATTTTGTTCATGAAACAAACAATTTAATGTTGCCACTAACGCTTTGAGGGTCTTGTATTTTATTAAGATTCAATATGTTTTCATATTGAGAGCCAGCGGCATTAGCATAGTAACCATAAGCTAAGGCAATTGCTGGCAATGAGTTAGTATTGATAGTGCTTACGGAAGGTAGTTTAAACTTCAGGTTATTAAGCGAGATTAATGTTTCCGCTCTCATTCTTTCAATTATTGAATAAATTTGGTCATCTATCAAATTAGGATTTAAAGAATTATACATAGCTTCAACCCTTTTTATAATATTATTGACCTGACTTTGGTCGGTATAATCTATTGCGGTTGCTACTAGATACGAATTTGATATTAAAGAAATCTTAACAACATTTGAAATCGTATTTCCTACTATAGTTTCCGGTAAAGTGTTATTAATCGCAGAAGGCATTTTTTTAAATACATTTTCTTGTATTTTAAAACAATCATCGAAATTTGTCGTTACCTCGATTAATCTATTTATATTTTTCATAAAAGCATCGGCAAACTTAGCTGGAAAATTTATAACATCGTTAATGGTGTTTTTTAAATCAGTAATATCGGCAATAACGCCAGCTATTTCGTCATTAATTCCGTTTATAGTTTCCATAGCTTGTCTTGCTCCATCGGTAAAAGCAGTTACGCCATCTCTTACGGAATTATAAGTCTCTAAACTTTCTTCGGCAAGTTTACCTAAATCTTGCAATAACTTTTTATTCTCATCACTTAGCGAATCAAACAATTTACTTAGGAATCCTTTTTTATCATCAACTTTTGTAGGAAATTTATTTTTATCGGATTCAGCGGCAATAAATTTATATATTGCTTCACCAATTTTTCCTTGTATTGATTCTGTTCCTTGAGGTCTAATAATTACAACTTCTTTTCTACCTAAAGTTGGGTGAACTAAAACCCCAATGCCTTCATGAGCTAAGGCTTCCTCAAATTTCTTCTTGTTTCTTTTAAAACTAGTTGGTGTTCCTTTATTAGCCTCGATTCTAGCGGTCATTTCATAAATACCTCTAACCTTACCCATATCCTCAATATATCTTGAATCTGTGTTAGGATACTCGAATACGGCAGTTTTTCTACCTAATTCAGGTTTAGAGGCTTCCATGCCATAAAAAGGCACTCCATTTAATTTGCAAGCAAACCAGTTTGAATTAATTGGCACGGCTTTGTCCTCCAGAAATCATATTTAAACCCGGGTTAAGTTTTTTACCAGCGGAAGTAAATATATTTGGGAAAACCCCATCACTATTTCCCTCAATTCTTAATACTAATTCCACTTGCTGAGGTTTAACTAAGTTTTCCATAAATGCGTTAAACTGCATTTCATTTTTCATTTCCTTTGGAATATATGACATATTTTGTGTTTCAACATTTGGGGCTAAGGTCATATTATTAGGTTTGTATTGAAAAGCATCTGGCATCGATCTTATTGCTTCCATTGTGTTAGCATAACTATTATCTTTTTCTCTATTAACTTTACTCTTCTTGTAATTTTTGTAAGCATCGTATCCATAAGAGCCTAGTGCGTATGTCCCAACAGATAAACCTATTGTGCTAGCCAAAAGTGGAGATAGCGGTGCTAATACTCCCATACTAAGTATTCTAGGAGCTTGTTGAACGGCTAATTTAGTTGCCCAACCTAAACCAAGACTTTTAGCTATATCTATACCACCCTCAATTCCTAAATTAGTTGCTTTCTGTCCAATTGTTTTATTAGATTTTACTACATCATATACGCTACCCTTCATGCCACCCTCTTGTAAAGAGCCGCCAATAGAGTCATTTACATATTTTAACGATTTAGCAAATACTCCTAGAGTTTTACTGACAGTAGGAATCGCATCATTTGTCATTAAATCGTTAAACTTTTTTAGTTCGGAGGTTATTCTTCCTACTTCACCAGTAAAAGTATGAGATTTTTCTGTTGGCATATCTCCAAGCATCTCCTGCATGACATTAAGAACATGGACTAAATTACCGCTACCGATAACACCCTTCTCCATCAAATCATCGATATTTATTTTTTTATTTCTATATTGAGAATATAATTTATAAAGGTTTGGATTTCTTTTTTGTAGGGTGGGATCATTAACTGTTTTTTCTATTGCTTTTTCAATTACAGCTGGGCCAAGAGCCATTTGTTCTCTTAATTGTTGATTCATTTCTTGGCCTTGAATCTTACCCCTACTCATCATTTGAGAGATTGCTAGGAACACTAATTTTGTTCTTTCCGTGCTTAAACCACTAACTCTTGATAATCCTGTAAAAGCTTCCGTTATGTCTTGAATGTTTTTTTCGCTAAATTTGCTTTTCCCACCAACCCTATTTGACATCATACGCATATACTCTGGAGCAATAGATGTATAATCTATACCATATTTTTGTCCAGTTTTGTATAGAAAATCCAAATGCTCTTCGGTTTTCACCTTCATTAGCTCTCTGTTCTTAGTCCCGCTACCAAACACCATAGCCCCCATTGAAGCCCTTAAATTTTCCATTTCTACTGGAGTGCTAAATGCTCCACCAACTATATTGCTAGCTCCAACTGCGGCTCTATATCCTAAATAGCCAGCACCAATTTGAGCAAATGTTCTCCGACCGCCCAAAAAACCTAACTGTCTATCTTCTGCTGGAGGAGTTGGGGGAACTCTTCCGCCACCCATACCCATTGATGCAAAAACATTAGCATTGGTTGCTCTTCCAGCAGATGCTACACCAATAATTTTTCCGCTACTATCAGCAACATAATTAATCGGCGTTACTTTAGCTTTTTGATAAGACTCTGTAACTTTTTGATTATACTTAACTCTTTCTTGTTGAGATTTGTATTCTTGTTTAGCAGCTCGCTCTCTTTCTTTTGTGGCTTTTATTTCTTCCTTAGCCATTCTTATTGTATTTTTTTCCGCTTCCCTCTGTTGAGATTTTAATTCTTTAGTAAAATTATTTTTTAAAATTTGTTCGTAATTATCCTTATACCCAAGAATATAATTTCCACCAATTTTTGTTTGCTCAAATATTGATGTTGGCATTGTGGAGTAACCCTTAGTTTTTACAATGCCAATTGCTTTACCCATTGGATTTGCAATGTAAGATATTGGGGTTACTCTTTGGTCAATCTCTTTTCCTTGTTTTTTTATATTCTGAACGAACTCTTTTTCTTGCTTTTTTATATCCTTAACAATCTCTTGATTTAATTTTTCTTTAAATTTAATGGTCTCTAAATTATACCTTGCTCTATCGGCACTATATTTTTTTAAATCAGCTTTATATTTTAAAAGAGATAAATCATTTAAATCACTTTTTTCTTTTATATTGGACAGGTTCTCTTTTGTATAAACAAGCTTACTTTGAGAAGCGGCTAATCTTTTAGCCTGAGCCTCTCTTTCTACAAGAATTTTTTGACTTACAGAAGCTTTGTTTAGCGAAGATGCAATGCCATCAATTGCTTTAGCTGTCTTCTCAGATTGTTTTTCTAAAGATTTCAGGTGAGATTGAGTCTTGTCTATTTTAGAGGTAGCTTGGTCAAGTAAATCTATTGTAAATTTAATCCCGCTCATGTTTTACCTATTAAGTTTTGCTTTTTGAGCTTCTTGTTCTCTTATTGCGTTCTCTGACTGCACTAATTCATTATTTATAGAAATCCAATTAAAGAACTCTTGCAACGACCAATTCATAACATCTTGATAGGTAAAAATACCAGCATTTTGTTTTAAAAACCAAAGCATTGCTTTATTAATCCCCTTAATGTTAAAATTAAATTTTTTTGTTTCCGTATCCCACGAACTTAAAACTACTGAATCTTGATTTTCAATTCTAAGTTCGTTTCTCCTAAAAAATTTTCAAAATATATCCTCAGTAGTTTAGAAGCTATTAACGAAGGGACATTGTCAAAAGTAATTCTTGGATTTGCTCCAACAGGTTGGGTTGGAGTAATATATCCCTTTAATGCTAAAAAATCTAAAGCAGCTAAATCAGAAATTTCAATTTTGTTGTTAAACTCTTTTGCATCTCTTATTTTTAATACCAACAATTGTAATTCTTTTGTTTTTTCTAAAGTTTGAGAATTTTCACAAGTGTAAGACCATTCAAAAGGAGTTTCATTACCTTTGCTGTCTTTAATGTTAAATTCTTCTATAATTATAGAAGTGGTAAAAGTTGTCATAAATTTATATTAAAAGTTTATAATTTAATTGCTGTTTGACCTTGGAAAGAAAAAGCAACACTACTATCAGGAGAGCTTCCAGAAGAAAGATCATTCATTAATGTCATATTTCTAAAAATAAAACCACCAGAACCATTTTCAGGTAAAAGAGTGATTTCAGTATCTTCTTTAGATTTAAGATCATAAAACAAATTAATGGGATTTACTTTTCCTTCGTCAGCGTTAATTCTAATTGAAAAATCAACAGTTGACCTAGCATTCGTAAAATCAGGTATAGTGGTGGTTTTAGTAGAAGAACCATTAACCAATACATTAGTAGTCTTTTCTGGCAAACCAAGTTTGTAAGTTAAGGAATTTGCATCAATATAGGTTTCTACGCCGTCTATTTTTAATTTTCCAATAAAAGGTATTGTCATATAATTAAGAGTTTGCTGTTAAGTTGAATGAAATTTTTTCAAGTTGTCCCATATTATAATAAGAAGCAGAACCACTCATGCTATTAGTAGCTGTGTTTATGTTTATAATAAGGCTTTTTTGAAAAGCTTCTTGAAGTGGGCCATTCTCATCGAATTGAACAATACCCTCTTCTGACATTGTTTTAAATATTGATATAAGCAAAGCTTTTGCAGACTGAACATCGACATAAATTACATCTGATACTGCAGATGGAATTTTACCACTAGTCAATACGGCTTGTGCATATCTTTTTTTCCACTCTTTATAAACATATTCTTTTACAATAGCTGAATTTAAAAACTTATTTAAATTCATGTAAGTTTGACCGTCGTCAGTAATGCTAGCTTTTTTATAAACTGTCATGTATCTTGGTCTAGTTATGACATTTATATTAGACTCGTCCATTACCGCAACAGAACCACCTAATTCTTCGATAGCTTTGATTTCTTCATCTAGCCAGCTTATTCCTTGTGGAATTTTATACATGTTAGGAACTTTAACTCCATGGAAAGGAACAGCAACTTTATTAATTCCACCAGAAGCAACTGGAAATTGCATAAAGCTTGCAATTGGTGCATCAGGAACTAATCTCAATGAATCTGTAGCTAGCAATTTTGCAGAAAAAACCAAAGGAATTTCTAATGTTGACGAACCTTTAATATTTGATTCATTGGCAGTTTTGAAA